GAATCCCTGCGCGAACTGCGCGCAGCGGCTGCCGACAAGGTTGCCGAACTCAAGGCCGAGCGTCAGGCTATCGCCGACGGGGCCAAGGCCGAGAAGCGTGACGCGCTGTCGGCCGACGAGACCGCCGAGTTCCGCGCCAAGAGCGCTGCGATCAAGGCCGAGCTCGACAAGGTCGATGACCTCGACGAGCAGATCCGCGAGCTGGAGAGCGAAATTGCTCGCTCCGGCAAGCTGGAGGCCGAGACCCGCCGCGTCGCCAAGGTCCAGGTGACCAACGAGCACCAGACCTACGAGCGCGGCAACGGCAAGTCGTATGTCCAGGACCTCCTGGCTCGCCACTTCGGCGTGGACGATGGCTCCGCCCAGGAGCGCCTGAACCGTCACGCGCAGGAGATCCGCGCCCTGAACCGCACCGACGGCACCGGTGGTCACCTGGTCCCCCCGGTCTACCTGATGGATCGCTTCATTGAGCTGGCCCGCCCCGGTCGCGTCTACGCGAACCTGGTTCCCACCGAGGCGCTGCCCCCGGGCACCGACTCGATCAACATCCCGAAGATCGCTACCGGCACCTCGACCGCTATCCAGACTGCGGACAATGCCACCATCTCCGAGACGGACCTGACCGACACCAGCGTGTCGTGTGGCGTCAAGACGATCGCCGGTGCCCAGGCGCTGTCGATCCAGGCGCTGGAGCAGTCGCCGCTGAACTTCGACGAGATCATCTTCCGCGACCTGGCTGGCGACTACGCCGTCAAGCTCGACCTGCAGGTGATCAGCGGCTCGAACTCCGGCAACCAGGTCAAGGGTGTCCGTACCGGCGCCAAGACCACGATCACCGCTACCGGCGGTAGCGACCAGCTGGGGAAGGTCAAGATCGCCTACGCGAAGATCGCCGACGCCGTTCAGCGTGTGCACACCGAGCGCTACATGGCGCCCGAGGTCATCGTGATGCACCCGCGCCGCTGGGCCGCCTTCCAGGCCGTCTTCACCAACAATGACGTGCCGTTCGGCGCGGCTTCGGGCTCGGCTTCGCTGCCGCAGCTCGGCGCCTTCAATGGCGTCATGCCCGCCGGCTACGTCGGCCAGCTGCACGGTCTGCCGGTCGTGACCGATCCCAACCTGCCGACCACCCTCGGTACCGGGACCAACGAGGACGTAATCCACGTCCTGCGCGTCAGCGACCTCCTGCTGTTCGAATCCGCCATCCGCACTCGGACGCTGGAGCAGACCCGCGCCGACAACCTGTCGGTCCTGCTGCAGGTGTACGGCTACCTGGCCTTCACCTCGGAGCGGCATCCGAAGAGCGTCGTGGAGATCTCGGGCGACGCGCTCAGCGCGCCGTCGTTCTGACGTGACTAGTGCCGCCGTGCAACCCGCGGCGGCACTTCACAAAATCTAAAGCCCGATGGGGGCGCGCCACGAGTGCGCCCCCATTCGGGTGACGATATCTAACTCATAGGGGAACATTGAGTCAGAAACTCGTCGTCGCCTTCCCGCTATACCGCCAGGTGTCTTCGGGTTGGCTTTTGACGTGGCTCCAGATGAACAAGGCGTCTGTTACGGGAGTTGTCGCCAGCGAGGGTGTCTACATCACCCACGCGATGGAAGCGCTCACCGCGATGGCCCTCAAGAACTATCCAGACTTTGATCGGCTCGTCGTCTACGAGGCAGACATGATTCCGCCCGTCGACGCTTTCGAGCGCATCGCCTCCTATGGCGAGGAGCATGACATTGTCGGCTCCGTTTACTTCAAGCATGTTTATCCGCACGAGATCATGGCGTGGCACCAGCCCGAGCCCCCACTGTTCCAGCCGGTGAGTCGAGAAGAAGCCCAAGGCATGATCGACAATCCCGGCCTCTATGAGATGGGTGGGGTCGCCATGGGCCTGACCTCGATTTCCCGGCGAGTGCTGGAAAACTGGGACCCCGAGATCCCGATGTGGGCACCGGCCCCGCCACTGGTCGGGCATGACCTGCATTTCTGCAACGAGGCTCGCAAGCAGGGTTTCAAGGTTTGGCTCGACTCCGCCCTGGGATGCGGGCATATGTCCGAGCGGCCCGTGGGGTACGCCGACTGGGCCGCCGCCGATGGCTCACCCGCATTCCGCAAGCGCTGTGAGAGTTGGCAGGAGCGGAGCGTTCTGCGCATCGCAGAACTTGCGGACAATGCGCCGGCGACCGTGGTCGGCGAGTGAGGAGGGCGCGGGTGGGAACGTTGACGAAAGCCCGCGCCGAACTCACCTTTGCCTCCACGAGGGTGCATAAACGGTTCTTCAATCCGCGCGACTGCCGTGCGGAGGTGGACTTTTATCTCAAGCTGCAGTTTGGGCATCCCGAATTGCTCGACTACGACGATCAAACGTTAGTGATCGAGCGACTCACCCCCGTTACAGAGACGGACCTTCGCCCCGCCAGGGCGTTGGCGGAGTTGGTTGCAAAACTCCACCAACACGGGGTTAGCCATCGAGACGTCCACCCGGGGAACATCGTCCTCAAGGATGGGGAACCGCTACTCATTGACTGGGAGACGGGCATCGACCGCCCGGGGTATGACCTGTTCGGGCCCGCCTCGGGGGTTCCCGTTCCCAGCATTCACAAGCAGATCGACTACGCGATGTGGGTGGCCTCCGATCATCGCGCATCCATTCTTCGACAGTGGAAAGTCGACCTGCGGCAATACTGCCGAGGAGTTTCACTTTGAGTTACCAGCCCCGCTGGGTAAACGGCAAGACGGTTGGAGTATCGCAACGCGACGCCGAGGGGCGTTTCGCGGCCATCGCCAAACACCTCTACGGGCAGTTTGGTTTCACCGCCCTTGATCTAGGGGCCCATCAAGGGTACTTCGCCCATCGTCTCGCAGACGAGTTCGGCGCCGAGGTGATCGCGGCCGACGATTCTCCCGTCCTGGAGTCCGGGCCGGGCGTGAGCCTGATTCACAAGCGACTGACACCCGCCGACATTCTCGGGTTGAAGCATGTCGATGTCGCACTGTGCCTCAGCGTCCTGCACCACGTCCCCCAATGGCGGGAAACCCTCGATGCCCTGCGCAGCATCTCTGACGTGCTGTTCGTTGAGACGGCCATTCCCGATGAAATTCTCCCCACCGCGGTTGCCCACGGAGATTCTGCCGCCATCCAGGCCAACGTCGAATCCATGGGCGGCAAGGCAATCGCCTGGACTCCCGGCTACGACGCTAACCACCTTCGTCCGCTGTGGGTGATCGAGTGATCGGTGTCGTCACCTCCGCTTGGGGCGATTACGGCAAATACCTGCCCGAATGGGCGGAATCGCTAGCCAATCAGGCGGTGCGGCCCGCTCAAGCGGTGATTGTGGACGCCGGATGCACCGATGCGGAGGGTGTTGCGCGCGCCGTCCAGATACTCAACGAGGCGGGGATTCCCGCGAAAACCGGGAAGGTTGAATACACCACCCTGGGCGCGGCGCGGAACGCTGCGACAGCGCTCTGTGACGCCGAGTGGGTGTCCCATCTTGACGCCGACGACCTCTTCCTGCCGAACGCCGTGGCGGATATCGCCGAACTCACGGATAACCATGACGTAATCGCCTTCGGGTGTATCCGCGATGGTCGGCCAATCACCTTTCCCGAGGCCACCGCGGAGATGATCCTCAACCGCCAGGTGTGCGTCTATTCCTGCGGGGCGTTCCGCAAATCCCTATGGGAGCAGCGACCCTGGCAGACCCTCAACGACTGGTGCGACTCCACGTATTGGGTGGGGTTGGCGCACCTCGGCGCGCGGTTCGCCTCTACGGGAAAAGTTGGGTTCGTCTACCGCCAGCATGGCGATTCGGTATCGCACACGATTTCGCCTGCGGATAAACAATTCGCCATCGACCAGTGGCTTAGCTCTATCGAGCGCTGGCAATTCTGAACCAGGTTTCAATGACAGCCCCAATCATCATCTTCACCTTCGCCGGGCGCCGGCCAAACGTCGAGCTTCTAAGGCCGTATATCGAGCGCATCCTCGCCGAGCATTCAAATGCCCGCTGGGAAATCTGGAATCTGGCCCGCGACCCGCGGGACGCCGCATATCTGCGCACCATCGAGGGTGATCGGATCGTGGTACGCCACGACTTCTACAACCCCAGCAACTGGTGGGCCAGCCTGAACGAGGTCTGGCGGGAATACGCCCGCAGCGACTACAGGGATGCGGTCTTCGTCAAGGCCGATGACGATCTCGCATTCGTCGAGACCGACGGTTTCGGGGACTTCGTCAACCTTGCGGTGGCCAATCCCGACGCGGTGATCTCCGCGCTGACCGTGAACAACGGGGCCTCCACGCCGCTCATCCCCGGCATTAACAGGGGGTTTGAGCGGCTCAACATCCCCCTGCTTGACGTGCACATGTCCAACGACTACGCGGAGATGGCCCACGGCTGGTTCTTTGACAACTGGAAGGGCCTGATCAAGGGCCGGGGGAGCGCCCCCACTGAGGACTGGGTGTCGATCAACCTCATCGCCTACACCTGGCAGGTGGGTAAGCGTCTCGGCGAACTCGTCGGGACGGTAAGCCCCCGACACATCGCCGGACGGGACTGGCGCGAAGGCTCCACCCTGGGGGACGAGGGGGCGGTCAACATGCTGCCCCGGATCATCGACAAGGGCCTTGTCGCCGCGCACCTGACCTTCGGCCCGCAGCAATGCCCCGACGAACAACAGGACCGCTGGCGGGCCCGCTACGCCGAGATCGCCGAGGAATACCTGGCATGAAAGCCGCTGTCGTCATTCCATTCCGGGATCGGGGGAAGGACCCCCTGCGCTCCGCCAACCTGAAGCGGGTCCTGCAGCATTGGGAGAGCTTCAACGCTCCGGTGTTCGTCGTGGGCGACGGGCGCTCGGGGGAGGCCAGCTTCAATCGATCCGCCGCCTACAACCGCGGCGCCGCAATGACCGATGCCGACGTCATCGTCTACAGCGAGGCTGACCTGATCGTAGACTTTCGGCAGATCGTCTCCGGCATCAAGCTGGCGGCCGAGAAGCCTGGACTGGTTGTGCCGTTCTCTCGATTCATGGCGATGGCCGAAAGCGACTCCATCGAGGTCCGCAAGGGCAACCTCCCGCCCCACCTGGCCGACGCGAAGCAGATCCGCGGGGAGCGGCGGTCCATCGGCGCGGTGAACATCGTGTCCCGCGAGGCCCTGAACCTCATCGGTCAATACGACGAGTGTTTCGAGGGTGCCTGGCACGACGACGACGCCATGGAATTAGCCTTCCGCATCACCTGCGGGCCCACCCGCTTCGTGGATGGGCCCGGATATCACCTTTACCACCTGCCCGGCGCCCAAGGGGGACACCTTTCCGACGCCGACCGCGCCGCCACCGCGGCGAACAAAAGGCGCTGGGAGCTGTACCTGGAGGCGAAAACTCCGGAGCGTATTCGCGAGTTGACAGCCGGCGCGCCGGAGTAGGAAAGCCATTCTCAAGAAACTCGCCGCCCTGCTGACGTTGGGCGGTTTACTCGCGTTCTTTGTCGCGCCCACCGTTTCCGACCCGCAACTGGTCAAGGCGATGTTCAGCCGCGACACGGTGATCATGGATGAGGTTGCGGCGGCGGTTAACCGCGTCGCCATGGCCTATCCCGAGGTTCGGGGCATCGAGATCCGATCGGAGAAGCTTGACCCGGGGGTGTACGCCTACGCCTCGGCCGGCAAGATGATCGTCTTCAACTCGAACTACACCAGTGATCCGGCCCAATTCCGTCACTACGTGGACGCGGACATTGAGGCGCATTTCCATCCGCCCCTGGGGCGGTGCACGCACGCCGAACTCTTGGCGTACCACGAGGCGGCGCACATCGTGGACCAGAACCGCCACATGAAGCCACGCCTGGCGCTGGCCATCACTTACGGCCGGGGTGAATCCCTGCAAGGGAAGCTGTCCCGCTACTCGTTTACGCAAACCGGCACCTTGGCCCATGGCGAGGCATTGGCGGAGGCCTTCGCCGCGACACTCTGCGGCAGCGCTAACGAGACAGAAAAGGCTCTCTTCGAGCTGTTTTAGGGGAACACATGAGCGAAGTCGAGGACATCGCCGAGATAGCAATCGAGATTGCCGATGAGAAGGGTTTTCCGATCGTCCTACTGGGCGGCGATCCGGACGACCAGATGGCAGAGATGCCCCGCATGGCGGGTGTGCAGCTCCTGCACGCGCGGGACTTGGCGTGCACTCCGCGGGCCGCCTACATCACGCAGGAGCAACGATACGACGCCTACCGGTTCGGCATCGGGTCGGTCGTCATCGACAAGTTCAGCACGACTCCGGACCAACCCGCGGTGACGCTGCCACCGCAAACCCGAATTAGTGGCCGACTAAACCCACCCAACCGGGGCCCGCGGTTTTTGTTCTCCCCCTTTCGTTGCCGAGTAGTCGCTGCGCTCCTGCGCTCCATTGGTTCGCGCGCATTGTTTCCCCCTTCGAATTCTTTCCTTGTCGCCCCCCCCGATGCTGCTTTGCTGCTCCCTCCCGT